TTAATGATATGAAGAAAATAAAAATTGATGGCTCTTACATTTTCCTGGCAGTAGTTCTATCCGTATTCATTTGGATTATGGGTAGTATGACTCCAGTTAGAACTTGGTGCTCTAAACCAAAACCAAAAACGAATATGGTTTTCAGATGTGAAATGGTTGATGGTAAAGTTAGAGATTATACTTTAAACTTACCTGAAGATGTAAATTGGTATGTTGGTACAAATAGAGGTTCATATTATGTACAGTTCCAATCACCAGGTATAAATCTTTTTGGTAAGAAAGCTTGGGTAGAGGATAATGAAGGTTGTATTAATGGAGTTTTAGTTTGTAATAGGATAAAATGAGAGAACCCAGCATTCACATTACTAAGTCTCAATTTGAGGAAATATTAAATACCCTAGAGGTAGATAACTTCCCAGTTGAGGCTTTTTTTGTTATTGCTCGTAAATCGGCAATAAATACTAGAGCAGTAGTTGTTTCTAATAAAGGGACAACTAAGAAAGTAAATAACATGTTACTAGCATCCAAAGGGGATGCTGCCTTAGTTGCTGATATTTTATATGCAACCCGTATAAAGTTAAAGCATAGAGGAGTTCGTAAAATAAACGAAAGTAATACAAGGGAATGGGCAAATTGTAAAAAGCTTGCCGAGATATGTAATACCTTCTGTGAAGATTTTAAACTAGATACCCGAGAAGGTTTTATTAAATATATTGAGACAGGCTTAAAGAGGATGACTGATTATAGGAATGTTATGCAAAGGTTGATATCTATGCAGGACAACATTACTAATCAAGTAGATGCTGAAATAGAATTGCAATATTCTGATTCAAAGCTTACTAAAGAGATACATGATTATTTCATAGGTAAGATTGCTAAGGCAACTGGTATATATGAATCTTATGAAAATAAACCAGAGAAATATGTACACTTTGCAAAGGTAGGGGAATTCTTAAAAGAAGAAGGTTGGGATTATAAGACATTCATTGATGCTCAGTTTGAATCTCTTGCATGGTGTAATGGATTACCAGATATTGCACAGATGTATACGGATAAAGCAATCGAAAGATACAATAAGTATTTATATAAGTATAAGAACAAAAAATCCCTGGAAGAGGAACCTGAAGTTGAAGGTTCTCTCTGGGAAAAGATTAATAATTAAAAACGTAACGTTATGAAAGCTTTAAAATTTTTAGGTAACAGAGTAGAGGATGCAGCTAATGCTTTTATTGATGTCCTCAAGTATTCAGACCAGTCAGTAGATTATCCTGACTTCAATGATATCGAACCTTGGCCAGATGATATTGTTAACATGTTCAAGGATGCTCTGAAGGATAAACCTTTCTCTGAGATTAGTGCTATCTTAATGTATACTCAACAGTCTTCAAGATTTGAACCTATTGCAGAACTTATGTTGGGTATTGGTTTGGTAGAGATGAGACACTACGATAAATTATCTGATTTCTTACAGAAGGCAGACCCATACGAAGAGAATTCAGTTATGGATATTTATCCAAAGGTAGAGGTAGGTTTTTCTCCTGAGAGTGCTTTGAAGATTGCATTAGATTCGGAGATAGAAACTATCGGTCATTACAAGAAGATTATGAATAACGTAGCTTTATACAATGACCGGGCAGATTATGATGACGTGATGTACTTATTGAATAAGTTGGTTGCTGATGAGGAACATCACATTAAACTTCTCAAGGAAGCAATGGGAATAGATAAAGCTACTAAAGGTGTAACGGTAATTATCAAATGAGTAGGATAATAATACAAAACGGAAATATGTGCGAACTTGATTTACCTCTTAAGTTCGCACAGAAACTCTACCAGGAATTTTCGGTTAGACATCCTAATGCTTTCTATTTACGTACAAGGCAAAGGGGTATGCAGAACTGGGATGGTAAGATACATTATATAAACAAGCATGGTGAGTTTAAGATAGGTTTTCTTCCGGCAGTATATGAAAAGTGTATTGAGTATGGAATTAAACCTAAAGTTGTAGATATGCGGAAACCTTTACCCAAAGTCAAAAAGGTAGTTACGAAAATAGGTAAGTATAAATTAAGACCAGAACAAGAGAAAGCTGTAAAGGCAATTATATCTAACCAAGTAGGTAACTCTCTCTTTCAGATTGGAGTTTTAGATTATACTGTTAATGCAGGTAAAACTCTTATCATGTCATCTTTATATTTATCTTATAAGAGACAGTTAAAGACTTTGCTAATAACTAATGACTCTGATTGGTTGAATCAAGCTAGAGAAGAGTTTAAGCAATATCTCCCGGGAGAAGATATAACCTTTGTTCAAGGTAAGGTTTTAAATTGGAGTAACTTTACAATTGGTATGGTTCAATCTATTTCTCGGAACATGAGATTCTATCAACAGGAATTATCCAAGATAGATATGGTTTTGGTAGATGAAGCAGACCAGGGTGGAAGTAAGCAATATCAAAATGTACTTACTCGTTTATTTAATACCAGAATTCGTATAGGATTATCTGGTACCATTTATATGAGTAAGCTTGCTAAGGATAAAGTTAAGAATATGAACCTTGAATGTTTCTTTGGTAAAGTGATTGCCGAGTTTAAACTTAAGGATTCTATCAAGAAAGGTTACTCAACTAAAACAATCGTAAAGATGGTACCAAGTAGACCTTGGTATGGTAATTGGGAATCCGAGTTTGTAACTTATAAAGACATCTATGATGATTCTATTACCTTGAATAAATATGCCAAGAGAATGGCCTATGCTCGGTTAAAATGGAATATTAACCAAGGTAGATATCCTGCACTTGTAGTATGCAAGCATATTGCACATTGTGAAAATCTATATAAGTTCTTTAAAAAGAAACTGGGCGATGCCTATAATATTTCCTATGTGCATGTTAATACTCCTTCTAAGTTAAGACAACAAATAATGAAGGATTTTAGAGAAGGTAGGATAGATATCCTGGTATCAACCACAATCATTGCTCGAGGTAAAAACTTTCCTAAGCTTAGGTATTTACTTAATGCAGCAAGTATGTTATCTAACGAGAAAACTATCCAATTCTTAGGTAGATTAGTTCGAACCGACTCTTCTAAAAAGAAAGCTTATGTAGATGATTTAATGTATCCAGGTAATTACTTATCTAGACATGCTAGAGCTAGAAAAAGGTATTATCAAGTAGAGAAATTAAAAGTAATTTTAGTAAAACGTCCTAAACATAAGTTATGAAAGATAATATATCAGATTTCCCAGGTTACTATGTAACTGTTGATGGTAAAGTATATTCCCGAAAGAATAATCGACACGGTTATCTAAAGGATTATCATTTGTTAAAAACTAAATATACCAAACATGACGGAAGGCCATACGTTACTTTAAGAAATCCAAAATTAGGTATTAGGAGATTAGCTAAGGTACATAGGTTGGTAGCTTTAGCTTATATACCTAATCCAGAGAATAAACCTTGTGTATGTCACAAAGATAACAACCCATTAAATAATCATGTAGATAATTTATATTGGGGTACACAAGCTGAGAATATGTCTCAGATGAGATTAGATAAACGTGATTATCGTAAAGTTTCTATAAGGGCTCATAGAAGGGTTATAAGATTAAAATCTTTAGGATGGTCATCTAGTAGAATTGGGAAACGTTTTAAAGTCAATAGAACCTGTATAAATAGGATATTGAATAAATATGAGGCCTTACTTAAGTAGACTTGTAAGTACTATGAGTAATTACTTTTCTCCGTAGGAGGAAATAATTACATCCTTATTAGGGACATAGGGCATTAATCATTAAATTAAAAGATATGGAATACTTATTAATACTCCCAATATTGGGGATGATACTCGGAATAGTTTTATCTATTCTGTTAGATAATGATTGCAATGAATACAAATACAAATGTCATCATTGCAAGAAGAAATTCAAGGAGAGCGATATAAAGGATTTAAGAGGTCCTTGGCATACTAAGGATTGGACTTGTCCTCATTGTAAACATCAAAATGTAACACTTAAGAGTTATGATTACTAAGTTATATAAGAAGCTGGTTGATAAGATAATCGGAGAGGAACTAACACCTCTCCATGTTTTTAATTGTACTTCATTGGTATGGGTATCTGATATATCATCTACTCAGGTAATACCCAATGAGTATAAGGTATATTTTGATTTATCTTTCTGTTCAGGACTGCAAGTTAGAGTACTAACTTATACTGACACTCGTTACTCACAACACTTGGGTGATATCAGGAAACTATTTATAAATGCAATTGGACATTCCTACTTACCTCTGTATGAGTCGGAATTGAAGATTGGAGATTCAGTTATAAGACTAACAGAAAAAAGAATAGATGATTAATTATGGCAAAGAAAAAACAACAACTTCCTGATTTAACAAAGCAGGATGTCCTTACTCCCTTAGATATCAGTCAGCTGGGAACTAATGGAGACCCTTGCTTTGGTATTGGGTATGATTTATCCACTAAAGAGTGTAAACTATGCGGAGATTCCGAATTATGTGCATTCAAGATGTCACAGAATTTGAACATTACCAGGAAAGAATTAGAACAGAAGAATCAATACAAAGATTTGGATATATTGGAAGATACAGTTGGTATTAAGAAATACATCCGAGGTTTGATTCGGAAAGGGAAAGATAAAAAAGAGATTATCTCAAAGACAGTTGAGAAATTCGAAGTACCAAGAAAACGTATTAGAGAACTTTATCGAGAGTGCAATGAAAAAAATTGAGATGATATGGGCCATGTTCAAGATATATCTTAACAACCCAAATTATTATGTAAGGCAAGAGGATGTTCTTGCTGATTTGTTTATGGAGGGTGAATCAGACCTTACCAGATTCTGTCATTCATTGGGTATATACCCTCAACGAGGATTAACCTTTGGACAACTTTTAAAACAATGTAATATATTATGAACAAGCTAAGATTTATTAAAGTAAGAGACGTAAAGACTCCTTCTCGGAGTAATGAGGGTGATGCAGGTTTGGATTTCTATATCCCAGAAGATTTAGACCCTCAACATCTTATTCAAATGGAGGCAAATAGAACTCCAAATCATTTCACTCCGGACTTTGTATTGGGAGTAGATACAGTTACTAATCATGTAACTACAATTGAGATTTACCCTGGAGGTAAGATACTTATCCCCTCTGGTATCAAACTTCTTATGGAACCAAGAGAGTCTATGTTAATGGCTGCTAACAAATCTGGACTTGCTTCAAAGAAAGGTTTACTCTATACGGCAGAGATTGTAGATTCTCCTTATGTTGGTGAGATTCATATTGGTATCATCAACTTAAGTAGAACTATACAGACTCTTAAAGCAGGAGAGAAAGCAACCCAATTTATTCATGTACCAGTTTATCTTACTGAACCAGAAGAAATTCAAGAAGGAGATTTTTATTCTGAATCTCAAATGTGGGGAACTCGGCAAGGTAAAGGATTTGGCTCATCAGGAAATTAATAAGAAAGGAGTATACCTTGGACATCAGGAATATTAAAGAAGAGGTACCACCTACTAGAGAAGGTACTGAGTTACAGAATATGTATTCTCTTGGAATACAACAATTTGAAGGCTACAGGCAAATAGAAAAATTGCCAGAAGCCCCATTGGACGTGAATAACCCATATAATCAAGTAATCCTTAAAGACTTTATTGGTAGAGTAATAGAGGAATTGATGGAGGGTTATGAATCTACTTCAGAAGTGGTTAAGATATGTCATAAGTGGGGATGGAATATTGACCAACTTACAGAAGATGAATATACCCAGGTACTCAACCATTTGCAAAATGCCAATGAGGAACAGGTAGATGCCTTGGGATTCTACTTCACTTTATTTCTCTTTGCTAACATTGCTCCAGAAGATATTCTATCATGGGGAACTAATCATGTAATGGATTACTCAGACTTCAAAGTAAACAACTTGAAGGATGTAATGACTCTGGGAATAGCAATGGTTACCGAAGGTACTATTGGTTTAGTTAATCGGTTTAACATGATTGATGAAGACCATGAATCCGTAAAAGACTACACTCCAGGATTCAATACTTTAAGTGAAGCATCACATGAAGAAGAAAAGATATTATTGTTCAATGTAGTTTACGAACTGAACATTGCAAGAAATCTTCTAAAGTGTAGGCCATGGAAACAAACTCAGGTAATGACTAAGGAATTAGATTTTCAATATTCTTTGGTAAAAGCTTTCTACTTATATATGGGATTTTTGGGTATTCAAGGGTTTACTCCCTATGAATTATTTATGTTATTCTTTAAGAAACAACGCCTTAATATATGGCGTCAAAAATCAAATTACTAATGTCGGGTTGGAACAGAAAATTAGAGGGTCTTCAATCGAATACGGAGGAGACCCTCCACTCTTTGGAGTTTGCAACTTCACAAGAGGCATGGGAGAAATTGAACGAGGCTTTCCTAAGGTTAGACCCAGTTCTTTTTGATAAGGGTGCTACTGCAAACAGTGGAGTTGCAGTAGCATACAATGTGTTTATAAAAATACGTAAAGCATGGGTAGACCCAGATTTTGATTATGGTAGGTGTTTTAATTACAAAGAAACTAAGTGGACAAGCTTATTGAATAATTACATAGATTTTAATAAGTTAGACCTCTTACGTAGCAAATTAAGATTCCTGAAGTCAAAGTATAATCAGAATTACAATGTTACGTACATGTTTAATAACCATCATGATAACGGTAAACAATGTCTAATAGCTGCGACTTTTTCAAAACGATTCGGGGAGGACATCCCAGTTATTACAATGGTAGTTCGAGCCTCAGAAATAACCAAGAGGTTAATATTCGACTTCCTATTAATTCAACGGATGGCAGAATACGTGTATGGGCCGGACCAGTCAGTACAAATCAACCTATTTGCGACTCAAATGTATGGGAATGTAGAGACACTCTTAATGTACTCAGCTTATAAGCCTTTAAAGAAGGTAATCAAAGGTATTGATAATCCATGGACTAAACGGGTTAAGGAAGTATATAAGAAAATTCTAAACGGTACAGAAAAGGAATGGTCATCATTCAAAGTATTTTTCAGAAGTTTCAAAGTACTACGTCCTGACTTGTATGAATACCAGGCTTTGTTAGCAAAGGACTTGCTATTAGAATATGAAGACATAGAATATCCGGAAAACGTGATATCCTATTCTCAAAGGAAAGTATATAAGAAGAAACTTTTAAAGAAACAGAAGAATGAGAATCTACAGTAATTCTTTTGAGTTAATGTCAGAACTTGGCAGAGAACTCAACAGTTATGGTCAGACTGTAAAACCAAAGACCTATCAAAATAAAGTGATTGAGGGTAAAGAAGAGTTTGAAACAAAGGAACTCATTTGCCAACAATATTGTTTAACTTCACTCGGAGACCCAGTATGGTTATTCGTATTCTCTCATTCAAAGGAATGGGCAGATGAAGAGTTCAGAGAAAGGGCTGGTTGGTATGGTTGTAATCCGGGTAAAGCTTGGGAATTAAGAAAAGACCTATGGGAACAATTCTTGGTAGAAGGGCCAAATGGGAAAGAGTTTGATTATACTTATCCTGAAAGGATTTGGAATCCTCTAGGAGTTACCAGTAAATTAGCTCTAGAAGAAGTAATTAATCTTCTTAAAAGGGATAATGATACTCGTAAAGCAGTACTCCCCATATTTCATGGTTCAGATTTATGTTTCCTTGATGGAAGTAGACGTATACCCTGCTCTATGTATTATGATTTCCTTATCCGTCAGAATGGTAAGGGAGAAAAGGTATTACATATTTGCTATCACCAAAGAAGTTCAGACTTTGTTACTCACTTTGGTAATGATGTATACCTTGCATGGAGACTAATGGAATACGTAGCACAAGAGGTTGGAGTAAAACCAGGTTATCTATATCACACTATCGATTCTCTTCATTCCTATAAGAAAGATTGGAAATACCTAAATACCAATCTGGAAGACTTACAAGAGAAATTCTAACCCTTAGAGGGATGTATCTACTACAAGTGGGTATGTCCCTCTTTCTATTTATAAATATATGGAAACAAGATATCACATAATAAGAAACAAAAGAGAGTTAAAGAAACTCATTGCTTGTTGTAAATCAACTGGTTATGCTTGCTGTGACTACGAAACGAATGCAGAATCAATTTACAATAAGGGTTTCAAACCAACTATACTCTCAGTATCTTGGATGCCAGGATTTGGTGCTTCTATTCCATTAGACCACTTTGAAACAAAAGATTATACATCTCCAGGGTGGAATTGGAAGAAGATGCTAAGGAAATTTGGAGAAGAGGTAATCGAGAATTACGAAATAACCAAGGTTGCATGGAACTGGAAATTTGATGACCAGATTAATCAAAAGTATCACATCTATTATAGAGGTACTTGCCTTGATGGAATGCTTGCAAAATATGTTCTAAATGAGGAAAAACCACATGACCTAAAATCAATGGTTAGAAGATATCTACCAGAACATGGAGATTATGAGAAGCAAGATAAATTCGATAAGATACCTTGGGATAAAAAAGAATTAGACCCACTTTGTCATTATGGATGTCAAGATACAGATTATACTCTTAGGTTAATGATATTCTTTGAGAAAAAGTTAATTGACTTAGGTATGTATTCGGTATTCCGTAATTTATTTATGTGTAATTCCCGGGTATTAACCTCGGTAGAGAAAGAGGGTTTATACCTTGATACCAAATTTAATCAAAAACTCCTTGAAGAATACAAACCCAAAATTGATGCTGCAAGGGAAGCTATCTATAATTTACCAAGAGTAAAGAAGTTCACTAAGAAATACAATCAGGATAAGATTGAGAAATATATTCAATCAATAGAAGCTGAACTCGAGGAGTTAGATTATAATGACCCAAAAGATAAACGTAAGATTGATTCTCGGCAACAAAAGATAACTAATATACGTGCAGGGGTATTTACTACTAAGAAAGAACAGGAACTTATAAGACCAGTTAATCTTGGTAGCCCAGTTGATTTACCTCAACTAATGTATTCAGATATTGGATTCAAATTCCCTGTAATTAAAGATAATGAATCTGGTAAGCCAAGTACAGATGAAGATACATTAACCGAATTAAGGTTAACTGTAAAAGACCCTGAATCTCCAAAAGCAATATTTCTTGATAAGATGCTTGAATTAAGAGGTTTAGAGAAAATGTATAAGACTTATATCTTAGGTTGGTCAGAGAAGGTACAAGATGATTCTCGATTACACGGTAGGTATAATATACATGGTACAGATTCTAATAGGTTTAGTTCTGCAGACCCAAACATGCAACAAATACCCAAGACTTCTGTAGACCCAAATATCAAGAAACAATTGGTAGCTCCTCCCGGTTATCTTTATATGGCATTCGACTATTCTCAGGCAGAATTAAGAATGATGGCTCACTTATCGGGTGATGAAACTTACCTGGAAGCATTCGCCAAGGGAGTAGACCCTCACCTTGGTATAGCAGCAGCAAAATATGGTGTATCGATTGAAGAAGCAAGTAAAGCTTACGAAGATGAAATGCACCCAGATTATAAATTATGGAAGGTAAGGAGAAAGCAAGCTAAACAGATTGCTTTTGGACTTATTTATGGAATTGGTAATAAATTACTAGCACAGAAATTATCTGACCCAAAAGCTGGTATTATAGTTACTCCGGAAGAAGCAGCAAAGGAAATGGAAGTATTCTTTGGTCAACATCCTAAGATTAGGAAGTTTAAAGAGAAACAAGAAAAATTCCTTCGTAAGCATGGGTATTATACTCAGCTATTTGGTACTAAACGAAGACTCCCCCAAATATATTCAAATGATAAGCAAGAGGTTGCTTATGCAATTCGTTTAGGTCTTAACTTCCCATGTCAAGGTGCTGCAGCAAATATGACCAACTTCGGAGCTATCCTGGTTTATTATTTAATGAGACAAGGTAAACTACCAATGATGAAAGAAGCTTGTACAGTACATGATGCTGTATATATGTATGCTAAACCAAATGATATTAATACATGGACGGTATATACAATCTGGAATATCCTACGTAATCCAAGTACTAAGAGATATTTCGGATTTCAAGTTGATGATGTAACTCTATCAATGGATTTTACAATAGGCCGGTCTATGGCAGAAGAATTACCATTTATGCCCGGATATGATTATACTAGAATGTTAAAACCAGACTTTTCGGTAGAAGAGTATATGGAGGAATACCATAAGTTTAAGACTCGTAAAATTGGTAATTTTAGTGCAGCTTCACCAGAAGTATTTATGGAACTATATAAAAGGGAAATCCATAAATATCAACGAGAATATGAAAAATCGAGAAAAGGGTAATATACCTGGGTTTAGTAATTATTACATATCCCGTACTGGAAAATTATACTCGAAATTTACTGGTAGTTGGAAATTAGTAAAACCTGCTATGAAAGATAATGGTTATTTATCTAACTCTTTAGTAGGAGATAATGGTAAACGGAAGAACTTTTATAGACATAGGTTAGTTGCTTCTATTTACATCCCCAACCCAAACGATTATCCTCAAGTATGTCATAAAAATAATAATCCAGAGGATAATCGGGTAGGTAATTTATATTGGGGCACAGCTAAGATGAATATAGGTCAGTGTATAGAAGATAAAAGATTCTATTTTGTTGGTAAAGAACGAGAACGTAAGGTAAATGTAGAATTATTAATTTCTAAGTATATAGATGGTACACCAAGAAAAGATATACTAGAAGAATTCGGTATATCAACTGGAGTATTATATAAAATATTACGGTATAATAACATAAAACTAAGGAAATGAAAAAGATTTTGAACGGACCCACGATATGGCGAGCTAAATGCCCTTATTGTGATTGTGAATTCGAATATGATTATTCAGAAGTGGATTCACATACTTTTGCAGATTGTAAATTGGTTAAATGTCCTGGTTGCAATAGGTATCTTCATCATAAAGATAATGCTAAATCCACTACAGAAGTAAAAAGAGAGGATACTATGACAATATAAATAATATAAATTTATGAAACTATGGCAAACGAAGAAGATATTTTGAATGCTAACAGACTATCATCGCTAACTTACATGGTAGCTGCTTGCTTAAATTTCTCTATCGAAAATCTTAATCGACAACTAAGGTTATGTAATTTACAGTTAGTAGGTAGAGATAAGATGTTATTCAATCGGATTAAAACTCAGATAGAGCAATTACAATCTAATCTCAATATATTAGAGGATTTGGCTTTTGGAGTTATGAAAGATGAAGAGGCAAGGTTAGCCTATGAAGATGCTACCCATATTTATTGGGCTTTGTTTATGATTCTGGTTGATAGGGGTGGAACTGATAATTTATGCGACTTAAGGTTCAAGGCTTTGATTGATAAGATGGCACCATACAAATCTCTCCTTCATTTGCCTGGTATGGATGTTGCATATAGATGTGCATTCGCTCAAGTATCAAAAGCCATCCAAGATGGTAAATATAGTAAAGAGGATTTTAAGAACCTATTACAATATGAAAACGGAACTGAAGAAACTAAAGGTTAAATTCGAAGGTAGGATATTAGAAATAGATATCCAAAAAGAATTATCTATAAATGAAAATCTCATCAATTCTCAGCTACGAGAATCTCCTTCTAGTTATTATATATTCTGTTCTTTAAGAGATAAGTATATTAAAGAAAGGGATGCACTAGCAAGGGAAAAGGACGAAGCCTATTCTTCTGCATGGATTTATATTAAAGAATCTAACGAGAGATTCAACAATGACTACGTATCACATAAAGCAAACGTAAGTCCTAAATATAAATCCATATATCAAAGATATTTGAAGGCAGTAGAAAAGGCTAACAAGTATATTTCAATCTGTAGAGCTTATGAATCTAGAGAGGGAATACTGAGAACATTGAATGCCAACCTTCGTAAGGAGAAATAAGAACTATAATCAATTACTAACTTTTAAAATATAAGAAATATGAACTATTCATTGACTTTTGTATCTGTAGCAGTAGCTCAGAAATTTAATGAAGAATTGCCTGGTAGTCCAACAGAGAACCGGGTATTGATTTTATCTCCAAAAGAGGTAAATCAAACAAAATCCGGACTCTTTATTCCGGAACAAGTAAAAGAGGGAGTACCTCGTAAAGGAGTAGTAGTAAAATCTGGTATCATCACCGAAGAATATAACACCTATAAGGACTTTGTTGCTATCGGCAGAATTGTTACTTATGGTTTATATGCAGGTAAGGAAATAGAATTTGAAACAGACAAGCTTTCTCCTGCATTGCAACAACTCTTGGAAAAGAACACTCTTACAGTGTTAAGTATGAACGAGGTAATTTATACCGAACCAAACGAGTAATTATCATGATAAAAGACAAAAAGAAAAAGAAAGTATCCTCAGATGGACTTTCTACAAAAGAAAAGATGCTGGCTAGAAAGAAACAGCTGGAATCAAAAGGTAATGGAGGTGGATTCGTATACCCTAAGGAGGGTACTTTAAGGATGAGAATCAAATCTCCGGGTGATGACCAGGAATTGGGTATAGAAGTTATTCAATTCTACTTAGGTGGGGATTTGGGTGGAGTTATATCTCCGGCTACTTTTGATGAACCATGTCCTTTCATGGAGAAATACCAAGAATTGAAAAATTCAAAGGATGACGATGACAAGGAACTTGCAAAAACTTTAGTACCCAGAAGAAAATATGTATTGGGAGGTCCAGTATATGTAGACGAAAAAGGTACTAAGTTTGACTATGATGGCCAGGATAAGGGAGTTCTAGTTCCACGCTCAGTATATCAAGACATCATCGACCTTTACCTTGATGAGGATGAAGCTGGTGATATGACTGACCCGAAAAATGGATATGATATTAAAATCATCCGTTCTGGTTCAGGTAAAATGGATACTACCTATTCTGCTCGTGCTTGTAAACCAACTAAGTTGGATAAGAAATACCAAGGTACAGTAGATTTGGAAGGTATAGTTCGCTCTCAAATCAAATCTTATGATGAACTTGAGGAGATGCTTGCAAAATTCCTCAATGAAGACCATGGAGATGATGACGACGATGCTCCAAAGAAAAAGAAGAAGAAAAAGGGATTACATCGTGACCATTACATGGAAGACGAAAAACCAAAGAAAAAGAGAAAATACAAATCTGATATTTAAGGGTTAGTAAATATGGTTTCATTCGATAAGGTAGTAATTAGATTCATTCGGTTACTACCTTATTTAGTTTAAAGACATTACATTATGGCAAAGAAAACAAAGGTTGGTTTAAAGGTACCAACAGCAAATGAAATGGCAAAGAAATATGGGAGTATGATTAAGTTAGCTTCAGAAGTTACTGATACTGATTTATATATACCCTCAACATTCTTTGCCTTAAATTACTTATTCGGTAAAGGTATTCCATACGGTAAGTCTATAGAGATTGCTGGAGAAGAATCATCAGGTAAATCCTTGGTAGCTTATAACTTTGCTTATGCTACTCAACAACTCGGTGGTCATGTAATATGGGTAGATGCAGAACAATCTTGGATGAACTCATGGGCAGAGATTAATGGAGTAGACCCTGCAAAGGTAACTATTGTTAATGATACTCGTATAGAATATATTGCAGACGTAGTAGCAGACTTAGCAATATATTTACGTTCTCAGTTAACTCACAATGAACCAATACTCTTAGTAATCGATTCTATTGCAGCAACAGACTGTACGGATAACATTGATGCTAAGATGGTTGATGGTAAGGCAGAAATGGGAGGTAGAGCAAAGGCTCTTTACAAATACTTCCGTATTAGAAGTGAATTATTCTACAAGCTGGGAGTATCTCAGATTTATATCAATCAGTTAAGAACTGCTTTAAATGTAGGGTTTGGAAAAGATAATACAACAACTACAGGAGGAGCTGCACTCAAGTTCTATGCTTCAATCAGAGCTGCTTTCTATTCAGGAAAATCTGTTACAATCAAACAGAATGGAAAAGAAAGGAAAGCTGGTAAACTTGTTACAATTAGACTTATCAAAAATAAAGTTGCTCCACCAAGACCCACAATTAGCAAATGCCCAGTATATTTCAACCCTAAATTCCATGAGGTTGGTTTTGATAGATGCTATGCTTTAGAGGATGTATTGGTAGATACTGATGTAATCGAAAAAACATCTGGTGGATATAAGCTAAAAGGTAAAACTCTTGCAAGAGGAGAAGAGAAATTCCAAAAGCTTCTGGAAGAAGATGATGAACTTCGTAGAAAACTTTTAAGGAAAGCCGGAGTAAATACTATAGGTACTACTAAAAAACAACTGGAAAGAATAGAAACAAATCTCTTCCCAGTTGATGGTGTAGAATATGAAAATTATGCAGACTCAGACGAAGAGGAGGAAGACGATGAGTAAGAAAACAATATTACTGGTTGATGGAGAGAACATTCTCCATCAATCCTTTCACAAGTTCGAAAAACTTAAATCTACCGATGGTAAACCAAGTGGAGCAATTTTCGGGTTCTTCAAATCATTACATATGTATCTTACAAGGTTTGAACCAGATGATGTAGTAATAACTTTCGACAATGGTCATTCACCGGTAAGAGATAAATTACTTCCCAATTATAAGGGACACAGAAAAAATATATCCGTAGATTATGAATCATTGCAAAATCAAAAGGCAGTTATCATGAAGATATTGGGTATGCTAAGAATTTCTTATATATTCGATAAAAGGAATAAAACCCAATATGAAGGTGATGATTTCTTAGCATACCTTGTTATTAATACCTATCGGGCAGAAAAGATAATCTTGGTATCATCCGATAAGGATTTCAATCAACTCCTAAACAAGAATGTTAGGATATTGAATCCAAGGAAAGATGAGACAATCAGAGTAGATAACTGCAAAGAATTATTCGGTTATCATTCACATGAAACTGTACAGTACCTTGCAATGGTAGGTGATACTTCGGACGATATACCTGGGTTTAATGGTATAGGTCCAGTAAAAGCAAGGAAGATATTAGATGAGTATGGTACTATATATAAGTTCTTAGAAGCTAAACCCAATAAAGAATACTCAGAAGCTTGGGAAAGGAATCGTAAACTTATTGACTTATTCTGGTTTGTAGGTAATGTACCTTTGGATTCATTGCCCATCAAGAAGAAAAAGGTATTCAAGTATGAGAAATTCAAAGAACTATGTATCGAGTACTCATTAGCATCTTTTTTAACAAATGAATTTATAAAACCTTTTAAAAAGTTACAAGAATGAAGAACGTAAAGATAATGTATGCAGGTCCAAGTGGAGTTGGAAAGACTACACTTGCAGAGTTTACTCCTAAGTTGTATCATTATGGTGTATGTGAAGCTCAACCTATGAGATTCATTTCTGGTAGTGTATCCGAATTGATACCTAAAACCAAAGATATGACCCATAAGGAGATGTTGGAAAGGAATCCAAAGGATTTACTTCTTGAAGATTATCAGATTCTAAACCTTCGGAATAAGTTATTCAAAGATGAAGAGGATTTTGTAACAGATAGAAGCTATCTTGATTCGGCAGCTTACTTTTATTACAAACAATCCCAGAATATCCCAAAATGTGAAATGGAACACTTCTTCGAGATGTGCAAAATGTTACTCAATCAACAATGTACTCATCTAATCATCTTAGACTTCACTACTGCAATGATTAAAGAATGGGTAACAGAGGATAATAATAAAAGGATTGAGAACAATTACTTTCAATTCTTGATATCTTCAATCATGGATAATATGCTGAATATTTGGGGATTCATTCCGGTAGAGGAAATTAACGTACTTTACAGAGGTTGGTTCAAAAGACAACCTCTTGAGTATGGTGCTACTAAAGGTACTATCAAATCTTGTTATGGAGAAACAAAAGTTATTCAGATACGAGAGGCTAATATAGATATCCGAAAAGAAATTATTCAAAGTTTTATCAATGAGTAAAGAAGTAATAGCAATTGCCTTTTCTGATTTACATATAAACTTATATGCTAAATTTAATGAAGGTAATAAAAGAACCCTGGATAGTTTCAGGGTTCTGTCGATTATAAATGAACAATGTAAAAAGTATCAGTGTCCTGCTTTATTCTGTGGAGATTTATTTCATAAAGCCGAAACCTTAGACCAAGAATTAGCTGAGATTTGTTACAATGAATTCAATAAACTTGGTAAACTAAATATATTAGCTATTTCGGGGAATCATTGCATAAAGAAGGTAAGTAAAGTGGGTATTCCCCCTTTTAGTTGGCTTTATTTAGTAGAAAGGTATGGTATAGAAATTATGGATTATCGGAATAGACCACTATCTGCTTATCATCAGGATATAATGGTATATGGAGTTCCTTATATTGATAATAATGTAGGTCTAAATGAATATCTTAAGAAACTTAAACTAGATAAGAGTGTTAAGAATATTCTTTTACTACACACTGATTATCCTGGAGCTAAGGATACAGATGGTAGGGAGATTAATTCAGTAGAAAACCTAAATGTAAATGTTCTTAATAAATTTGACCTGGTATTATGTGGTCATATACATAAACCACAGAGGCTTTCAAAGAAGGTTTATATGATAGGTGCTCCCAATCATCAGAGAAGAACAGACAGAGGTTGTAAATTAGGATACTGGAAAATATATTCAGACCTAAGTATGCAATTCGTACACTTAAAGCAATTCCCAAAATTCATTGATGTAGAATCTGAAGATGAAATTAAGGATGATGGCAATTATTATACCGTTTTACCCAAGAAAACTAGTAACTTAGTAAATACTAACCATAAAATCACTAAGCAACTTTCTAAGAAAGCTCTAGCTAAAAGATATCTCAAGGAAAAAGGTATAAAGGAAGAAGAGAAGAAGAATCTTCTCATTGATGTACTTAAAAAAGCAGAAGTATGTTGACATTTATGAATATGAACGTTGTAGGATTCTGTTCAATAGAGAACCTACACATACCCTTAAATCCAAGCTGTACCATACTTATCAAGGCACCTAATGGGAAAGGTAAATCAACTATCCTATCGGCATTGGTATGGGCAATATATGGTAAAAACCTAAAGGGTGTATCAGAAGTTACTACCTGGGAAAAGGTAAGACCTAAGGATTATTCCGGAGTAATGGTAGAGGTATACTTTCAGAAAAATGAACATATCTATAAAATCATACGTTGTCAGAAATGTGACATGGTTTTAGAAGATGGTGCTAAAGGTAGGGATAGACTTATATTTCTGAAAGATAACGAGTTAGTGAATGTAAAGGGTAAGAATAAACTCCAGGATGCTATTAATGCAGAACTCGGATTATCTTACACTTTATTCATGAACTCTATAATGTTTGGTCAAGGGATTAAGAGGTTGATACAAGAATCAAATGCTGACAAGAAAAGGGTATTTGAGGAAGTATTTGACCTTGAGTTCTTGAATATAGCTAAGGGTATAGCTATGCAGGATAAAAATAACCTGTTAGCTCAAGCCAATGAAGTAGAACATCAATCTGAGTTACTTAAAAAAGAATTAGAAGCAAATAAGGAGGCTTACTTTGATTTACGTGACAGAGAGAAAGGTTTTAAAGAAAAAATCAAATCGGAACGTAGAGAATTAAAGAAAGACAGGGAAAAGCTAACTAAGTTACTGATTGAAAAACAAAAGGCACTTAAGGATGAAGTAGAAAAAAGTCTTCAGGTAAAGATTAAAAAACATAGTACCTATGTAGATACTCTTAAGTCAAAGCTTAGGGATAATAGAATGGTTGCAGAAGGAGTTTCTTTGCCAGAGTTCGTAAAGAAACTCAAGATACAGTTAGATAAGGGCCGCTACAAACGTGCAAAGGCGAGCGTAGATATTATATATGATGCTATTATAAACTCAGATAAACTCAGGGAAGAGTATGAAGATGCGTTAGAAAGATTGGATGAGTTGAGAACTACGAATGAGAAGTATAAGAGACTTCAAAAGGACTGTGATGATATTGCTTCTGATATTGCTTCTATTGACGAGGATTTGGAAAAGCTCAAACAAGAGAAACTTAAGGTTATGTCTCCCAAATATAAAGAGAAACTTAAGGAAATTAGAAAGAATCTTCGTAAGGTAGATGAAGACTACCATAACAAAGAACTGGAGTTAGAGAATTACAATTGGTTAATCAATGACCCTCTTGGGAATAATGGAATCAAGGCTTACTTATTCGATTCTTCACTCGATATGCTTAATCGTACGTTAGATAAGTATTCTCAGGTATTGGGATTCAGGATTGAATTTAATATTGACCTTGCTTCAACTCGGAAAGAGTTCTTTACATTGATAGAAAGGGATGGGCAAATTATTGATTATGACGAGCTAAGTGGAGGAGAAAAGCAATTAGTTAATGTTGCAATGGCATTTGCAATGAACGAATCTCTTACTATGTCCAAAGGTATTAACCTTGCATTTCTTGATGAGGTATTTGAATCTTTGAGTTCGGATAATGTAGAGGTAGTTACATCTTTAATCAGACACACTTTTTCAGAAAAGACACTCTTCTTAATTACCCATCTTGATTCACTTCCTCTTAGCAACACTAAAATCCTGCAAGTTGAAAAAGTTAATGGCCTAAGTAGTTACAAGTTACTATAAGGATATATAACTTTAACAAGACAGGAAGATGAACTCAAAAAATAAAGGAAACAGATTCGAAAGAAAAATTGGAGCTTGGTTCACTAAATGGACCGGCTTCAAATTCGAAAGGAACAGGGCAGGTTCAGGAGCTTGGCATTCTAATAAGGATGCCACTTCTGATTTAACCTGTACGGATGAAAGACATGCACATAGATGTAAGATATCAATCGAATGTAAAAATTACAAGGATATTAAATTCGAACATGTACTCTTAGGTAATAAGAGTTGTGATATCCTTAAATTTTGGGAACAGGCAACTAAAGATGCTAAAAGAGCAAACAAAGTACCTATCCTTTGCATGAGATATAATTCAATGCCCTCAGAAGAATTTTTCTTTGTAGTAGGTCTTGAATTAGGGGATATTATGGCTGAGTATGTTACTAAAGTAATGTATATTCAAGTTCCTGGGAATACCCTTATGATTTTTATGGCAAGCGATGTACTAAGCGTACCGTACAAGTTAATCCATAAACAAGCTAAGTTAATCATTAAAAGAAGATAATATGAAACGTATCCCTTATTCTTATTGTATATTCTACATAGAACGAAAGTATTATACCACAATAAACCAAGAACTTAAAGAAAAGGGATATAAAAATGTTCGTGCCATTATCCCAACTTTAAATGTCCTAAGGAAAACCATAAAAGGTAAGATGGTATTTGAAGAAGTCCCTATTTTATTTAATTATGGATTCATTAAGATGCCTACGGAATTAGCGTATTCTAGACCATTCCTCAATAAACTAAAACGAAACATTTCTGGAATAAGAACTTGGTTAAGGTCTACAGAGACACTTCATGAAAGGAAGAAGAAAGCTAGAATCGATAACTCTGAAGACTTTGATGATTTTTCTTTAGTAGCTACATGCTCAAGAAAGGATGTTAGAAGGTTTAAGAGAATGGCCAAAGAGAATAAGAAATTTTCGGTAGATGACTTGATGAATGTCTCAATAGGAGACTACATCGTACTAAAGGGTTATCCTTATGAGGGTATTGATGCTACTGTATTAGAGGTAGATTACATCAATAAAATGGTAAAAATGCTTTTATATCCTGAGATGGGTAGAATGGAAGTTTGGTTACCATTCGATAATGTTATTTATAGCGTATATCAAAATTACGACCCAGATAAGTTATATGCCAACTCTCAAGAGTTTGACCCAAATCAAATAACCAGTGAACAAATTGATAGAGTACTAAACATAAAATCAAGGAAAAGGAAATGAACGAGGCTCAGAAAAAAGCATGGGACTGTCTAAAAGATTTAGAACAGAAATCCTTATTCCTTCAATTATCAGAAAACAAATCCTCATGGGAAGCTGGTGAAATTTTAAAATTGTCACATTACAAGTATCTAGAAGTTCGGGAAAGGTCAGAAAAGTTTTTCAGATTATTCTCGGACTTTTTTGAGAAACACACTTCTCTATTTCGACCAGATTGTCCATGTGAGAGAAGTTTTCAGGATTATATTGAAGGTTGTCTAGAAAGAAGGTTAACAAGAAGAGAGGCAATGGTTTACATTGGTGATTCAGTTTACTTACTCTCTAAAGTAACTAACCGTAACATAGAAAGAAATATGAAACGGTTAAGAGAATCAGAAGATGAGTGGGATAAAGACACTGCTCGTATAGTATTTGAATTTGATAGGTGGAATAACTTTAGGATATTGCCTAAAATGTTACAACAACCATCGGCATTCAAGAGACGGGCAAATAAGAAGGACAAGATATATATTAAGTATCTTCTTAATCGTATCCCAGAATGGATGCACACTAAATTAAGAGAAAGGTTTAAGTACAAAGTAAAACCAGGTAAGAAGAAATACTGGGTATGTTTGATATCAGAAGAATTATATACAGATGGATACCTATTATTGCCTGTAAGACCTTTGCAAGAAGTTATTGATGAATTTAGTAGATTTTATATGTACGTCTTTCCTACTAAGGACGATGCAGATACATTTGGTTTTATGGTATCCAAGTTTATGATTAAAACTGGTAGTGTAAGGCTTGGACAAGGATTCTGGCCTGAATACCGATGCTGCATTGAAAAAGCATTGAACTATAATCAAGTGAACAACATAGAATTCTCTGTTAAGAATTTAGACATGGCCTACAACCCTCATAAAACTAAAAGAAGAAAAAAGGCTAAATCTACCGGAGCCGAACGTATCGATGATACCTCAGCTTTTTATAAAAAAGAATAGAAAAGTATTTTTATTTAAAATATTATTCTTATATTTGCAATGAATTAATGAAAACAACAAATTTAATATAGATATGAGAAAGAAAAAGAATAAACCAGCACCCTCTAAAGAGAAAGCCAGTTTCCTTGGTCATGCAGGAAGAAACATGACCTACAGGGATTTAAAAAGAAAGGCTGTCATATTGGGAATGCCTTTTCCTGATGCCTGTGCTGCAGGGATATTCGATTTAATTGGTTATATCGAAAGGTCAACCAACAAACCAGACAAATCATTAATTGACCAATATGATGATTGGATGGATAAACAATTAGAGAACATAGGTTATTCAAAGGATGACCCATTAAGAAGTTCTAAACTAAGGCTTGGATTTCTCGGAGAAGAAGGAGAAAATGGGAAGAGGAGAAATAAAAGGGTTCCCGGGATAAAGAAGCCAAGAGAAAAAAAGCCACCGAGAGAAAGAGATGAATTTAATCTCATCAAGGGCACAAAGAAATCTTATGTATGGTCATTAGTTTCAAAGGGTTATGATTTGGATAGAGTAACTCGGAGAATGAAAAAGAAATTCCCGGATGCAAATGATAAATCAATAACACTTTGGTTTAGAACTGCAAGGAGGAGCATAAATGGTAAAGTTAAAGGAGAGTAGCAGGGAACCAATAAGGTCAGATAGATATTACATTTGGACTTGGAGACCAGATACTACCAATAAGTATATTACCGAAAAGAAATTATATCGGAAACATCTTACAGGTATACCATACTTTACTAGATACCAAATAAAAAAGACTCTTACTTACATGTATGGAGTTGATGTTCTTCAATATGTTCATATTATATCTGGTAGAAAGCTCATTAGGATGGGCATAAGAGAATTATCGGATATGAATGGGAAGTTATTAAAACATGGTTCTACTAAATTCTGGTATAAGGGTAAATTGGTTAAGGCTAGAAAATTTATCATACCTGACGAATATAAATTAGATAAACATCGAAGACGAAGGTTCATGGTTCAAATGCACCGGGTCTTTAAAAGTAAAGGGAAGGAGGCATTCAATGAAAGGTACTCACAAAAACTCTATGGACAACGGGAAGGCATATCTCCCCAGTATATCCGGAAGAAGAGAATACAAATCCGTTCTGCTATCTTACAGGATTTACAACAGGCTAAGTCAAGAGGAAAAGAATACATATAATATTCTATCCTTACAGTATCCACCTTTGGTAGGTTCATTGGCCCTCTATCTAAGAAAGAAAATGAATATCCCAATGCAGAAAGTACTATTTATCAAAGCACAGAGGGACATGATAGATATCTTTTATCAAGAATCCTTAAACCATTTGGGATGGGTTCCAGAAGAAAGATATCTGGTAAAAGCTTTAATCTTTCAAGGGTTTGTTCCTGTAAGCAAATATAGGATGCGAAGCAAATATGCCTACATCATGACCAATAGGATGCTAGAAAAAGAATATTGGGTATTTCCCATGAGACTAGCTGATAACTATAAATCAATGCAAAATCCAAAATACAAATTCTATACGGAAGTATTTGGTAAAGCAGGTATTCCAGGTATAACTAAAATTAAATACAGTAATGGAGACTAAAAATAAGGTACCAGAAGTAAAGGTACATCAGCCACTAAATCCTTTTATGGGCAAAACCTTCAAGGTATTAACCTATAATCAGGTAAACCAGGTAATTGATACCGAAACAGTAAATATAGAATCTCAAGAAGAATTAAAGACCCTTCTAGGAGAGATAAAACAATATAATTCTGAATATGCTTACCTAAGTAATTCGGAAAAGAAGTATAAGAAACTTATAACAGAGTGATATAACTATTGATTATTAACATTTTAAACATTACGAAAATGGCTAAGAAAAAAGAAACCAAGAAAGAGTTGAAAGAAGTATCTCGTAAAGAGATTAACGGTGCAATCATTATCACCTACGAAGATGGTTCAGTAAAGATTATCCCGGCTCCTATTGTACTTTCGGCAGAAGAAGCAGCAGACCTTTTTGGTTCTGAAGATGCAGATGACGAAGATGAGGACGAAGAAGAGGAAGACGATGATGACTCGGATGATGAAGATGAAGATGATTCCGATGAGGATGACGATGACTCTGATGAAGACGAGGACGAAGACGAAGATGATGAGGACGAAGAAGAGGAAGAAGAAGAACTGACCGGTGAAGACCTTGCAGAAATGGACTTCGAAGAACTGGAAGATGTTTGCGACGACAAAGACCTCGAAACTGACCCGGATGACTTCGAAGAAGAAGACATCGAAAAACTTCGCAAGGCAATCGCAAAAGAATTGGGTCTCAAATTGCCGGCAAAGAAAGAAGCCAAAGGGAAAGGTAAGAAAGGGAAAAAATAATCTATTATCTTTCAAAGGTTACGAAGGTGGGCTATTGATTTAGCCCACCTTTACCAGAAATCTCATTCTATTAATTAAATAAACTAAAGTATTATGGCAACTAAGAAAAAAGAAGACTCTAAGAAAAAGGGTTCAGAGAAAGTAAAGGACGAAGCTAAAGAAGCAAAACGTAAGGCAAGAATGGAAGCATTGAAAAATCGTCCTGCAGAACAACGCCCCAACAGCAAACAGATTGATGTTATCAAAATCAACGAAAAATCCGAAGTTCGCAATTACGGTTATGCCGTAAAGAACAAAGAAGGATATCAGGGAGTAGTGGTAACATCGGTGCTGGTCATCGAGGGAAAACCCACAACCACATCAGTGACTTTTGTTCCGGGTAATTTAACCGTTAAGTCTAAAAAGGGACACGGAATCATTTGCAATCCGAAGTCTAAAAAAGACAAAGAGGACGCAGAAGATTCCGAAGACTAACGGACTCTCCTAGCGAGTACATCGCTAATGGTTTGCATAGTTTATTAGTATTTCAAAAATTATGTTTGGAAGCCAATTGCCTGGGATAGGTAGTTGGCTTTATTTATTTTTATGCCTATGGAATCAGACAAAAAGGATATCAGAAAGAATGTTACTATCCTTGCATTAGATAATCTTATTCAGAATTATACTAATGCACTAGAAGATAAGTATATGGACCCTCCCTTATCAAACGAAGAAAGGGAATTAGCTGATTTAATAATTAAAGAGGCTAAAGAGATGCTAACGGAAATTGCTGTAGAAAATACTAACCATATAATACCGAGACCAAAATGGAAATGACAGTAAGAGACATTATTCAAACTCTACAACAGTTAATCAAGGATAGAGACTTCACTATCTATCAATTACAAGTTGCTCAGAGACAAGGTAAGAGAGGATATGCCCAAAAACATGCCATTCATTTAAAGTATGTTAAGAATCGGATTAAAGACCTCTCTGATAAATTAGAGAAGAAACTAAAAGGTACTATCTCTACAGTTAAGTACTGTTATCATAACGGATGTGGTGGATTGGTTACTGTAGAACAAGAATTTGTGAATCTATCTGAACAAGAGATACGAGATATCATGGAAGTTCAGGCCATCATACATAAAATGGATATAACTATCCTAGAAATTAAGGAAATCCCTACCCAGGTTAGGATTATATAACTATGGATAATTACTAAGGAAATTTTAATCCACTTAAAAATTAAAGACATGAAGAAAGACAAGAAGAAGGCTAAACCGGTTAATAAGACTCCGGAGCTTTCAAAAGCAAAAAAGGCATTGGATGCTTATCTTAAAGAAAACAAGTTGGACCCTCAAAAGGACTGGACCAAAGACAAGAAACACGGTAAGAAGGTTACCGAACTTGTTAACAAGCTTAACAAGGAACGGGACAAAGTCGCTGCCGAATATCCTGAAAAGGATTTGAAGAATGAGGCTAAACTCGTTAAGTTGAAAGATAAGAAAGATTCAGAAAAGGCTGAAAAGAAAAAAGAGAAGAAAGAAAAAGCTTCTTCAGGTAGAACGGTAACGAAGTATGATTATCCTCTTATCGATGGTCGGGAAATGACTTCCGATGAAAAGAAAAAATATCGTACTGAACAAAGAAGACTCGCTGCTGGTAAGGCTCCAAAAGAAGAAAAACCGAAAGAGGAGAAAACAAAGAAGATAAAGAAGGAAGAAAAAGAAGAGGTTCCGGCAAAGAAAGACAAAAAGGCCAAAGACAAAAAGAAAAAGAAGGCCGTCAAAGAAGAGGATTAATTCCATAATCGATATAAATATTCGTTAATGATGTAAAGGCCTGAGTATTCCCATAGTACTTGGGCCTTTTTCTTTTTAAATATTAAATACATGGAAGAAAAAGTATATAAACCCAAACTTCGTATCACAACTCTCGAAGAAAATGGCTCCTACATTCAAGATAGATTAGTAGATGCCTATACCGAGATGAATTCAGGTCCTAAGGTACAACATAATGGACCCATAAGAATAGAAGTTACTCTTACTTGTAAACAAGATGTAGAGAACTTTAAGACTTACTTAGATAGATTGGTAGGTAACCTACCTATCAAAGAACAATCCGTAGGCAGAGGTAGACCTTCAACTGGCAGTAAGCAATTAACTGAATCACCCAGAGAAGACATACTGGCAGATGTAGAGAAAATGGTGAATGAAGGAAAGAGCCAACAAGAGATTATTAAGTATCTAAGGGAATTAGGATTTGTCTTTATTCTTACAGAAGACTTTCTTTTTCACTTTCCAGGATTTGAGTTCAATATTAAGGACGTGGGAGAAGCAACGGACAATAAACAATATCCTAATTCGTACTCTTGGATGGCAAGATGTATCAAACGAGCCAAGGACCCCAAAGCAGATAAATTCGACCCAATGGTCATCTTCGGTTTCAGCATCCTTGGTGGACCCTCAAAGAAAATTATTCCATACCTATATAAGGAAAGGAAGAAACCGTTAAGGGCCTCTGTTGGTAAAAAGACCATCTCCTTCTCTCAAGCAGAATTCACCAAGTTCCCCAAATTCATGTTGGAGGAAGAACGATTGAAATTCTCTGCAGAACAAAGACAATTACTTCTCAATCCTGAGAAGAAACCTTCTAAGTTCTTCATGAGATGGTACAAGGATGTAATATTCCCCGATTCAATCAAACAGAAA